GCTGTTGGTGATGTAATCACTTTAGCATCAGCAAATATCGGTGGTAGTGGTGATATAACTTTAACAGTTGGTTCATTAGAAGATAACAATGCTTCAAATATGTTCCTATGTAATGACAAAAACAATATTAGAAACTTTACATATCAAGGTTTAATTGGTACGAAACTTGCCGGTGGTACATATCAGGCAACAGTAACAAGTGCTAACGCATTTACAGTTCAAACAGCAGTACACGATCTTGCCCACATTTATGTAAGTGGTGGTAATGTTATTGCTGAAGGTGCAGAATCAACAAATATTACAGTTGCTAATTACGCATATGCTTATGCAGCTGGAGACGTAACAGTTAACACAAACTCAAATCACGGATTAACAACAGGTGATTGGGTAACTCTTTCAAAAGGAAGATTCAGAATTGATGATGTAGGCGAAAGAATAATACCAAAAGGTGTTCAAATGGCTGCAGTTATGTCATTAGACCCTAGTGGAAATATTAAAACACAATCACCATACATACAAAACTGTACATCATTAAATGCAGGTGCTTGTGGTATGCAGATTGATGGTAACTTACACAAAAATACTCACGCTTCATCTTACAAATCAATGTTAGGTAATGACTTTACTCAAATCAATAGTGATGGTATGGGTATTCACATCTTAGGGAAAGGTCGTTGTGAGGCAGTATCAGTATTCATTTATTATTGTGAAAAGGCAATTTACGCTGAATCAGGTGGGTTCATTAGAGGACTTAACTGTTCACACGCATACGGAGAACAGGCTTGTGTTGCAGAAGGTACAGACGAAGACGAAGTAAATGTAAATATTCAAACTAGAGGTTTAATGTTAAGATATAATCCTCTTGGATATATCGGTGGTGCTACTGTGTCAGATATTGAAAATATGCTTACTACACAAGGACAAGGTGCTGCTACAATAACAGGTAATACTTCGGCCGCAACTGCTACAATATTCAGATTTAATACTTCATTAAGTAATTTACACATAGAAACTATAACTGGTAACTTTACAGACGCTGAAGTATGTACAATTACTAAAGAGGATTCTTCTACATTCCAAGTTACATTGGCAAGTGGATTTGGTTCACCTGCTCAACAAGGTCAAAGAGGACCTTTACTTGCAATTAAATCAGGAACAACAACTTTAAATGCAACTGGTATAGTTAAACTTGCTTCAAATGTTAAAATTGCAGGCGATACAAAATATTATAGAGTTGGATTAGTATCCGAAGAAGATGTATCAGCCGGAACAGCAGTAATCAGATTAACGGAAGATATAGGAACTAGTAAGGCAAAATTAGCTGATATATCAACAGATATATCTAGTGGATTCTCAAACATTCGTTTAACTGGTCACGATTTCTTAAATATTGGTACTGGTGGTTTCGTAAAAACAAATTATCCAGGAACACCTTTACAGGCTCCCGATACAGCTGATGAAATTATTGAAAATGATGGTGGTAGAATCTATTGGGTATCTACTGACCAACAAGGTGACTTTAGAGTTGGTGATCTATTTAAAATTGAACAGGCAACTGGTACTGCTACACTAAACGCAGACGCCTTTAACCTTTCAGGATTAAGTGAATTAAAACTTGGATCTATCGGTGCAGAATTAGGTGCCGCTATTAACGAATTTAGTACAGACGAAACATTAGGTGGTAATGCAAACACAGCAGTACCTACTGAAAACGCTATCTTAGGATATTTAACAAGAGATAAGGCAGGAACTGGCGCTTGGGTTCCACCAACAGGAACAACTTCACAAAGACCTGTTGCTGGTGCATTATTCACAGGTGCTTTAAGATACAATTCATCTCTAGTTGCTTGGGAAGGTTATAACGGATCAAGTTGGACAGGTTTAGGTGGTGGAACGCCATATGTAACTGTTGTCGGCGATGGTTCAACTATAACTGTTTCAGAAAGTAATCAAAGATTTTTAGTTAATACTGCTGCCGCTGTTGCAACAATACAATTACCTGCTAGTCCATTAGTTGGTGACGCAGTTACTTTTGTAGATTTAGAAGGTACTTTTGCAGTAAATAAATTAACAATTGATAGAAATTCACACGACATTATGAACATTGCTGAAGATATGATAGCAGAAACAAATCACGCAGCCTTTACACTAGTATATACTGGTTCAGCTAATGGTTGGAAATTACTAGAGGTCGCTTAGAAGGATAAATAGAATTATGAGTACACTTACACAGTTCACAGTAACAGGAAAAGAAAAAGATGACTTCTATGCTTTCGGTATTCATTCCGATACAACAAGTCAAACTATTAAAAAAGTTATAACTAAAGATATAACTGGCGTTAATAAAAACGACAGTATCTATCAATACAATTTAACTACTGCTTTTGACGCTACTACTGCTGTATATCAAACTACAACATCTTTAGTTAGAAATGGTAGTGAAACTCAAAGTGATGGTAATTATACTACTGCTCAAAAAGGTTTATCAGATATTAAAGGTATTTCTTTTAACAACAACGGTACAAAAATGTATGCTGTTGACAAATATCACGCAAGAATTATACAATACGCATTATCAAGTGCTTACACTATTACATCACTAACTTACGAAAAAGAAAAAAGTATTGTTGCTGACGGTATAGGACCTGTTGCAATGACTTTTAATAATGACGGTACTAAAATGTTTGTTATTGAAAACTCAGGAACGGCTTTTGAAACTTCACCTACTATTGCTGCTGGTAACATTAATGAATATGCTCTTTCAGGCGCTTATGATGTTGCAACTGCTACTTTCACAAGAAGATTATCAATAGTTTCTGAAGACGCTAATGCTGTAGATTTAAAATTTAATAAAGTTGCTAGAGGTGCTGTTAACCCAGGAGAATTATTATTCGTACTTGGTGATGATGGAAATGATATCAATGAATATCTATTAACTACTGCTTACGATCTTTCAACTGCTTCATTTGTTGACGCATTTTCAGTTGCTGCTGAAGATGACAAAGTAAGAGCACTTGCTTTTGATGATGACGGCGATAAAGTTTATACAGTAGGCGGAACTGGTAATGAAATTAATCAATATCCACTAGTAACTGGTTATGATATTTCTACTACTCAGGCAGTAACTTCAACAGCAACTTTTAGAACAAGTAGCATTGAACCTAGAGGATTTTCATTTAGTGCTGACGGAACAAAAATGTTCGTAGTTGGTATTGGTGGAACACTAATCGTTGATGGTGGTGATGACGAAGACACAATTACACACATTGTTAGACCAAGAAATAAAATTAAAATGTATGAAGGTAATACATATGTTTTTGATGTTTCAAATTCTAACTTATTACAATCAGATTTCAAATTTTCAACGACCGAAGGTGGAACAAAATCAGGCGGCGTTGAATATACAACAGGCGTAACTACTTCAGGTACAATAGGTACTGCTGACGCAACAGTAACAATAGTAATACCTGAAAAAGCACAAAGTTTAGTAGGTGGTAGTGCAATAGGCGAGTTATACTACTATGAAAGTAATTTTACAGACACAGGTGGTAACATAGTTACTCCTCAAATAAAAGGTATATTACAGATAACTAAAACTAACGGTGTGGACGATATAGAAACAAGAGCAGAAACGAAGAACCAAGAAGACCTATTTGTTAATAGTTTCTTTATGCGTGCTGGACTGACTTTTAGTGTTGATAATGGAGACTTGAAAGTAGAATTAAATTAAAAATTTTTTATATATAGAGAGTTAAACTTATATAAATATAAATAGAAATAAGGAAAATTAGAATTATGGCAACAATAAATTTAGGCAGAATTAAACCAGTCTTTCAAGGTGCTTACAATGTTTCTACATCTTATGTAGTTGACGATATAGTAACTTTTGACGGACAGAGTTTTATCTGTATTTTAGCTTCAACTGGTAATGCTACTTCAAATGCAACCTATTGGACACTAATCGCCAAAAAAGGCGCAGATGTAACACAATTAACAACACAAGGGGATATCTTATATAGAGATTCTACTGGTGTTGCAAGACTTGCTGCCGGTACTGCTGGTCAAGTATTACAAACACAAGGTGCTAGTTCAGATCCAATTTGGGCAAGTGCAACTGGAATATCTTGGACAACAAAAACTGCTAGTTTCAATGCTGTGGCTGGTGCTGCTTACATTGCAAACACAACTGACTCTGCTTTTACAATGACTTTACCTGCTAGTCCAATTGATAACGATTATGTTATTATTGCTGACGGATACGGACAATGGAAAACTAACAATTTAACGATTGCTAGAAACGGAAACAATATTGCTGGTGCGGCTGAAGACCTTGTCGGTGACGCTAAGTACGCAAGTTTAAGACTTGTTTACAAAACTACACCAGATGTAACATCTTCTTTCATTGGATGGGTTATAACATAATAATAATGAAAAAAATAATTAATATAAATAATTTAAAAGAAAATTTAGGAGAACAAATCAATGGCTAGTTTAACAAACTTATTAGGTGGCGGTTCTAGTGGTGGATCAATAGATCACCGAAAAGAAGGACTTCCATTATTTGGTATTTGGGGAGATAACTCCGACCAAAATCACAACGTTAATTACAGAATTTACGATTCAGGTTTCAAAAATGTAGGTTCGCCTTGGGCAGCCGTTTGTAACTCAACTACTAACTATCGTTTCGGTATGTTAGGAGACGCTTCACACTCATACAATTATAGTGACCACTCAACAGATGTTTCGCATTGTAACTTAACTTCACAATCTTACACTTCTTGGACTTGTTACTTAAAATCTATGTACCAATGTGACCAATATCCTTGGGCACAATACTACACATCTTCAAAAGATGGATTTATTTCGTTTCATTCTTATCACCAAATGACATCTTCATTTGAATTTACAACTGCTTGGTCTAAACTAAATATGGTTTTACCAGAAGGTATCAGACCTAGAAGACTATTTACAAATAGACAACAAACTATGAGAGAATTGAATCCAGGAAATAACTCTAGTGGACAAATTCAATGGTATAATTACACTTCACATATGTTACTTACAAGTAGTGCTTACGCTACAGGTACTGGATATAACGAGAAAAACAAAATGCTTGTTATGGTTCACTCTAATAACGAAGGTTCAAATACTACAAAAGTAATTCACATTTTCAAATCAAGTGTATGTTTAAATCAAGTTAACAGAATCAAAGATTACTTTGATAACTTAACTTCTACTGAATACTTTACTGACACTTGGACATCTAACAACAATAGAAATATGACTGTTGCAGTTGGTAATAACGAGTGGGTTGGTTTCGGACACAAACACGGTAACGGTATGAGATATGCTGCTTACAACTGTAAGAACGGAACATCATTAGGAACTACTGCTGCTGCTAGACTTTACATTGGTTGGCAAGATTTCAACGGTTCAACTACAACATCTTATAGTGCTGAAAATGATGCTTACTTGTACACGAAGTTTAATACAACTTGGGATGGTACTTGGGGAATGATTTATGGTGCTTACTACTACTACGGAGTTGGTATTTGCGGTTGGTGTATGAGTTTAGAAAATCCTAGAAAGTTCATAAGTGTTAACCAGACTAAATCAGGTAGAGGAAATCCTTTCCTTGCTTGGGGTAAAACTGGATTCCACGGTGGATATTCTGATAACACAGATAGTGAATCTTGGAGAACATATGCTTGGACATTTGACCCAACTGATTCAGATCACACAGCTCAAACGGAAGTTATGTATGGTGCTGATGATGGAAATACTGTTGTACAAGATGGTAATGCTAGAGGAACCGGAACAATGGTAACTAATAAAACAGGTAATTATAGTTTAACACAGTCCAGAAATTTCCTACACGGTGGATTCTGTTCTACTTGTTATCCAATGATGTGCCAAGTTGACTGGTGGGGTAACTACGGTAATACTGATAGTTGCTACGGTGGTAAACACGGTATAGACGCCACTACATAAAATTAACAATAGAAGGAATATAAAAAATGGATTATTATTTTAATAACAATGGTGAACCTTTTACTGCTAATGCTGTAACAGGTGATGACGCAGTTGCTAAAGGTGAAGCAGTTAAAAAAACTGGTATTGCAGATGTTGAGTCTTGGAGATTATCTTTAGACTCAGATGGCAATGTAGTTGTATTCGGTGGCGCTAAAAACGAAACCGATGCTCAGGCACAACAAGAAACTGATAGAATAGCTCAAATTGCAACTGATAAGGCAACAGCAGACGCTTTAGCTGGCGAATAAGTTTAGATAAGTTTAATACTTAACTTTACATTGTTGGTTTTATATTATGGCATATGACATTAAAGAGCTCACTAAAGAGATTCATCAAAACGCTGAACGACAAGAATTTGTAAAAATTCTAATGAGTGGTACGATTCGTCCAGAATTGTACGCTATCTACTTGTATAATCAGTTACAATGTTATTCTGTACTAGAGAAGTATGGAATGCACAATGACTTGTTTAGACAAACACCTGGTCTACAAAGAGCAGAAAATATACATAGAGATTTCAAAAAACTATGGGAACTTGATTTCAATCCTGAAATCACACCTAGTACAAAAAAATATGTTGAGCATATTGAAACTATCAAAGACGATCCAGAAAAACTATACGGACATATCTATGTTAGACACTTAGGTGATCTATCTGGTGGTCAGATGATTTCTAAAAAAGTACCTGTTAAAGCATTTTATGACTTTAATGGTCAAGGACAAGAGTACAAAAGAATTGTAAAAGAAATTATAAATGAATACTTGAACACATATAAAATTAATGTGTTAAGTGAAGTAGAGTATTGTTTTGAATCTGCTACAAATTTATTTAAAGAGATGAACGAAATCAGTAAACCTCTAGTATTAACAAACGAAGTTTTTGAATTTACTAGTGATAATAGAGATATAGAAAACGATCCTTTCAAAGGAACTACCATTCAAGGTAAAGATTAATGATCTGGGAAAGATTAATTAAACTAGAAAAACAAATAATAGAAGTATTAGATAAGAATTTAATTGAGTACAAAGAACCAGGTATGGATAGATTTAATAATCCTAACTGGACAAACCGTACTTGGAAAAATAGAAGTATTAGAAGAGCTCACGTTGATGTAGTTGACGCTAGAGAATCTAAAGGATTATGGATGGCACATATATGTCTATTTCCTATTACTACAAATGGTGGACCTATTTACGGTTTTGATATTATTGCAGGTAAGAGTAAAGTTACTGGTGCGTTCCACGACTTCTCTCCACTACTTAAAAAAGAACACGCATTAACAAAATATTTTATAGAAGAAAACAAATGGTACAAACCATCAAAGGTAAGAGAATTGCCTGATTGGGCAAAGAATATCTTTAGTCCAGGAATGATTGCTGCTGGTAATGTAAGAGAAGAAAAAGAATTAGAACAAATATGTACAATGGGTTTATCAAACTTAAACGCATATATTGACAAGATAGGTGATTATGATAACGATTCTGTTAAGGAAGATGTCATAAATGCACAAAATTATTACTGTATTAATCAACAAAAGAATCCACATACACCAAAAACAATGCAATCACTAGGGTTACCTGAAGATGATATAAAGTTGTTTTGTGCTGATAATCTCTTTCCTACCATTAAATAATTCTTATAAATAGTAATAACAAAGAGGAATTATATGGCTGTACCATCTACACGAGAAACATTAAAGCAATACGCATTACGAGCATTGGGTAAACCAGTGATTGAAATAAATGCTGATGATGACCAATTAGAAGATAGAATAGATGAAGCTGTACAATATTTTCAACAGTTTCACTATGACGGTATTAGAAGAACATATTTAAAATACAAATTAACGGCTGAAGACAAAACTCGTTTAACTGGTTTAAATACCGAGAGCGAAACTAAATCAGATTTAAAAGATACAGGTGTTTCAACAACTTGGTATGAAGATAAAAATTATCTTGTAGTACCTGAGACCATTCTTTCTATTATTAATATCTTTCCAATTACAAACAAAGGTAATATGAATCTATTTGATGTAAGATACCAAATGAGATTAAATGATCTGTATGATTTTTCTTCAACTTCAATGGTTAACTATGATGTTGTATTAAGACATTTAGATTTTTTAGATCATATACTTGTAGGTGAAAAACCTATGAGATTCAATCAACACGACAATAGACTTTACATTGATATGGATTGGAAGAATGATTTAGAAGAAGATGAATTTATAGTAATAGAATGTTATAGAAGATTAGATCCAAACACTTACACAGATGTTTTCAATGACATTTATTTAAAAAGATATACTACTGCTTTATTTAAAAAACAATGGGGCGCTAACTTATCTAAATTTAATGGTGTTGCAATGGTTGGTGGCGTAACTTTAAACGGACAACAAATATATTCTGAGGCGCTTGCTGATATAGAAAAACTAGAAACAGAAATAAGAAGTACATTTGAATTAAACCCAGCCTTTATGATAGGATAATGCTATGCCAGTTAATCATTACTTTCAAGGTGGCAACGGTATCGGTAATCAAAACGAGAAAAGACTTTACGAGGATTTAATTGTAGAGGGCCTAAAAATTTATGGGCACGATGTTTATTACCTACCTAGAACACTAGTCAATAGAGATTTGATCTTAGGAGAAGATACGACTTCTCGTTTTGATGACTCTTGGATGGTAGAAATGTATGTAGAGTCAACCGAAGGCTTTGCAGGTCAACAAGAAATAGTTTCAAAATTTGGTTTAGAGATAAGAGAAGACACTACATTTATGGTGTCTAAAAGAGCTTGGGATTACCACGTTGGTTTAAAAGATAGTTTAATTGCTACAGGTAGACCAAACGAAGGTGATATAATTTATTATCCTTTGATGAACTCATTTTTTGAAATACAGTTTGTTGAAGATCAGGAACCTTTCTTTGCATTAGGTCAACTACCAGTTTATAAATTAAGAGTAACTCGTTGGGAATATTCTAGTGAGAAACTTGATACAGGTTTAGATGTTATTGATAGTGCTGGAGACAAGTACACACTAGATCAATTAAATTACAAATTTAGTTTAGAGAGTGGTCAAGTTGCTTTAGATGGCGAAGGATCAATAAGACTAGAAGAAGATTTATCAACAGGTGAACCACAATTTTTAATGAGTGAAGAATTTACAGCATCCTCAATACAAACTCAATCATCTTATGCTTCTAATACAGATTTAGATTCTGAAGCAGGATTTGATACTTCTTCTACTTTAGATGATATACTAGACTTTACAGAAAGAAATCCATTCGGAGATGAGGATAGTTTATAATGTTAGGAAATAGATTTTACAATCAAAGTTTTAGAAAATTAATTGTTGCATTTGGACAAGTGTTTAACAACATAGTTATTCAAAGAGAAAATGCTACTGGTGGTGTAACTAGTAGAATAAAAGTACCTCTTGCATATGCACCTAAAGAAAAATTTTTAGTTAGATTAGATCAACAAGCAAATTTGAATAGTAGAGAGTTTGCAACATCATTACCTCGTATGGGTTTTGAAATTACAGGTCTTAATTATGACGCTACTAGAAAATTAACTCGTGTTCAAAAATATTCACAAGTTAAAACAGGTGAAGACGGTAAGAAAACTAACTTTAATTATACACCTGTACCTTATAATATTAGTTTACAACTATACATTTTTACAGCAACTGCTGAAGATGGTCTACAAATTATAGAACAAATACTACCTTACTTTCAACCAGACTATACAGTTACAGTCAATATGGTTCCTAAGTTAGATATTAAAAGAGATATACCTATCGTGTTAGGTAACATAAATTACGAGGATAGTTATGACGGAGATTTTACTAGTCGTAGAGCCGTTATATATACTATTAACTTTACTGCTAAAACATATCTGTTTGGTCCTATGAACAACCAAGGTGTTATTAAAAAAGCACAGGCAGATTTAGGGGCAGATACAGATGGTCCCTTGACTAGAGATGAAAGAGTTGTAGTAATACCTAATCCTGAAACTGCTGACGCAGATGATGATTTTGGATTTACAACTACAATTAGTTTCTTTAATGATGGTAAACGATATAACCCGAGTACGGATACAGATGAATAAATTAGAAGAAAAAGTAAATGAAATTTTAGGTGTAGAATCAGAAGCACCAAAACCACAAGAGTTTCAACCACCTGTTAAAAGAAAGACTGGTGAAGTTGAAGTAAAAATGGATAAAGATATTAATACTGATTACGATTATAGTAGAGATAGTTATTATAATCTAATTGAAAAAGGTCAAGAGGCAATACAAGGCATACTTGATATTGCAAAAGAAGGTCAACACCCTAGAGCATATGAGGTTGTTGGACAGTTAATAGGTCAAGTTGCTACTTCGGTTGATAAACTACAAGACTTACAAAAAAAATTGAAAGACTTAAAAGAAGTACCTGGCAAGACAAACGCCACTATCAAAAATGCTTTATTTGTTGGATCAACGACAGAATTGCAAAAAATGTTAAACAAGAATACAGTAGAAACTAATAGTGAAAGAAAAAAGGAAAATGATAATGAAAAAAGTTTTAAAGACATCACACCAAAATAACACTTTTAGAACTCTTATACATATAGTAAGGAGTTTTAAATGATTGAAGTACGAGAAATAGATTTAGAAACAGCAAACAGTTATCTTAAACAAGAAGGCCTTAACGAATCTGAGGCGCAATTAAAATTCAACAGATTAAATTCTGAGTTGTACAATAGTGTCAAGTTAAAAGGTGCAACTACATCAATTAAAGGACCAATTTTTGAAAAGTTTATGCCGATTTATGGAGGAAAAACTACCTGGTTAGGTGCTTTTGACGGAAATAAATTTGCAGGTATTCATTGGCATTCCATTACACACACAGGTAGTGATGAAATATCTGGATCAAAAGATGTTTTTGATGGCAATTTATTTGCAGACAATGTTGAAAATGCTAGAGCATTACACGAAGAATTTGATAGACGAATTAAAGATAAATATATAGTTAATTATGCTTTTAGTTTTCCTGAAGACAATTTTGATTTGGATTATAGAAAAAGTTTAGGTTATAAAGTTTGGGCTACAAGTGAAATTAAAAATATTAATACAAATAAAAAAGAACCTTTATATTTTTTAAAAAGATTATCAGGTTTGGCACCAAAAGTTACGACTGAAGATGAATTAAAAAAAATAAAAATTGCTTTATTAAAAAAACAATTGGAAGAATTAGGTGCTTGAATATAAATTACCATTAGAAAGTTTTATAGGTGCTTGGCATATTGATCCTAAAATATGCGATGGACTTATAAATGTATTTAACAACAATACTGATCGTCATAATACAGGTGTTATAGGTGGCCCTCACAATGTTAATAAGAACAACAAAGATTCAGTTGATCTTGGATTACACCCAGACTATACAGACCCTGCTTTTATGGAGTATAAAAAATCATTAAAAGATTGTGTTAAATTATATGAAGAAAAGTATCCTGAATTAAGTAATTTTCAACAATATGGAATGAACGAAGGTGCTAACATACAGTATTATAAACCTGGTGGAGGTTATTTTGCTGAGCATTGTGAGAGAACATCTAAAAATGAAAATCGTTGTCTTGTATGGATGACATATTTAACAGATACACCTGACGCTGGTACAAATTTTAAATATCAAAATATTACGACACCTTGTAAAAAAGGTTTAACTGTAATTTGGCCAACTGATTTTACACATACTCATAGTGGACAAATATCTAAAACACACGAGAAATATATTATTACAGGTTGGTTTGGATATACAAAAACTATGTGGGAAGATGACCCTAGGAGTATGAAGAAAGATCCAACTACAGGAAAAGAGTATCAAGGTTATAACTATAATGATTAATGACGCCTATCTAGGTAATCCTAATCTAAAGAAGATCAACACACCACAAGAATTTACTAAAGAACAAATTTTAGAATATCAAAAGTGTGCTGGTGATCCTGTGTACTTTATGGAAAAATATATTCGTATTGTATCACTTGATGATGGTCTTGTGCCATTTAAAATGTACGACTTTCAAAGAAAGATTGTAGAAACAATACACAACAACAGATTCACAATTTGCAAACTACCAAGACAATCAGGTAAATCTACAACAACTGTTTCTTACTTAATGCACTATGCAATGTTTAATCCAAACTCTAACATTGCTTTACTTGCCAATAAGTCTTCAACTGCTAGAGATATATTAGGTAGACTACAACTTGCATATGAAAATTTACCTAAATGGATGCAACAAGGAGTAGTTAACTGGAACAAAGGTAACATTGAGTTAGAAAATAAATCTAGCATTGTTGCTGCTGCCACTTCTTCAAGTGCTATTAGGGGTGGATCATATAATATTATATTCCTTGATGAGTTTGCTTTCGTACCTACAAACATTGCTGAAATGTTTTTCAGTTCCGTTTATCCTACTATATCTTCAGGTAAGAAAACAAAAATGGTAATTGTATCTACACCTTATGGTATGAATCAATTTTATAAATTATGGATTGATGCTGAAAAGAAAAGAAACGATTACATACCTATTGAAGTACATTGGTCAGAGGTTCCTGGTAGAGATGAAGAATGGAAAGAACAAACAATTAGAAATACATCACCTGAGCAATTTCAACAAGAGTTTGAGTGTGAGTTTTTAGGTTCTGTTAATACTCTTATCTCACCATCAAAAATTAAAGCATTAACTTATGAACCACCTCAACTATCAAAAGGAAGTGTAGATCAATTTGAAGCACCTATTAAAGGTCGTACTTATGTAGTTACAGTTGATGTCGCAAGAGGTGTAGAAAAAGATTATTCAGCATTTATTGTATTTGATGTAACTAAAATGCCATTTAGAGTTGTTGCTCTTTATAAAAACAATGAAGTAAAACCCTTTGTCTTTCCTAATATTATATCACAAGTAGCAAAAGCATATAACGAAGCACATATCTTAACTGAGGTTAATGATATAGGTCAACAGATAGCAGAAGCCTTGCAATATGAAATAGAATATCCTAATGTACTAATGACTACACAAAAAGGTCGTGCCGGTCAAATACTAGGTGCTATGTTTAGTGGTCGTGGTTCATCTTTAGGTATTCGTATGACAAAGGCAACAAAGAAAGTTGGTTGTGCCAATTTAAAGACACTTATTGAGGGAGATAAGATCGTGGTTAACTCTTTTAAAATCATACAGGAGATGTCAACTTTTGCCAAGAAAGGTCAATCCTGGCAGGCTGAGGACGGTAGCAATGACGATTTAATGATGTGTTTAGTTATCTTTGGTTGGGTATCAAACCAAGGTTATTTTAAAGAATTAACAGATCAAAATGCTCGTATGCAAATGTATGCTGAGCAACAAAACTTAATAGAACAAGATATGGCACCATTTGGTTTTGTAGATGATGGTGTTACTGATCCTTTAGATGAGGAAACTATTGATGAATACGGAGATAGATGGATACCTGTGGTTCGTAAAAACCACTAGGTTTTGATGTATTATAAATATCAGTAAGAATTGAAATTTAAATATGGGCGTATTAATAATACGATTTTTGAACAAATATGGTAATTAAATTAGCTAATTAGAGGAGAATAACTTATGGCATTTCAAGTATCACCAGGTGTTCTCGTACAGGAAAGAGATTTAACAAGAATCATTCCTGCAGTATCAACTTCAATTGGTGCTTTTGCTGGACAATTCAGCAAAGGACCTTTAGATGAAATTGTTTCTGTATCTAGTGAACAAGAATTTGTGGACACATTCGGCAAACCTGATGTAAATAACTTTGAGTATTTTTTCAGCGCTGCTAACTTTCTACAATATTCTAATTCATTAAGAATAGTACGAGCTAGCCAAACGAGTACAGTAAACGCAACTTCCGGTGGAACTGGTTTACTAGTAAAAAATAAACAAGACTACGAAGACAATTTCTCAGCGGGCGAAGGCTCTGTTGGAACATTTGCTGCTAGATCAGCAGGTTTATGGGGAAATAGTTTATTAGTCGCAACTTGCTCAAGTGCTTCGGCATTTGAACAAACAACATCTGTATCTCAACAAGCAGACGGCGGTGCCGCTGTTGGAGATACAACAATAACAGTTGATTCAGACGCAACTAGTTACCTTAATGTCGGCGATGTCATTGAGTTTTCTGGTACAGGTTCTGGAGTAGATTTTACTTCTGGAGAAAAATATAGAGTAACTGCTCTATCTTCAACAGTTGTAACTATCGTTCAGCATCCTAGAGGCGAAGGTGGATTAATTTCTGCTGTCGTAGATAACGCAAGAATCAAAAGAAAATGGAGATACGCAGATCAAGTTGATGGCGCTCCAAATACTTCTGCTTGGGCTTCTACAAGATCAGGCTCTGGCGATGAGATATCAATTGTTGTAATAGATGAAGACGGTGGAATTTCTGGAGTTCCTGGAACAGTTTTAGAATCTTATTCTAAACTTTCAAAAGCTTCAGACGCAAAATCACCACAAGGAGATATCAACTACTACCCAACAGTAATTAGTAATAAATCTAATTATATATTCTGGATGGATCA